CACATGAGTTAACTGGTGAAAAGAACATTGTAATTTGTGGCGGTTACGGTCTCAACTGCGTTGCAAACTACAAGTATTGGAAGGAGTTTCCTGATCTCAATATCTACTGTGAGCCTATCTCACATGACGGTGGTACTTCTATTGGTGGAGCAAAATATGTCTACAACAAGCTGAAGGAAACTGAAAAACCTAGTAAGCAAGAGTCTGTTTACTATGGTCCTCAATATGATCCTACTGGTTATATGACAGACCTAGAAGGTCTGGAAGTTACCGACACTTCATATGATGATGTTGCTAAACTAATTCGTGAAGGTACTATCGTAACCATCTATCAGGGTCGTTCTGAAGGAGGTCCACGAGCACTTGGCAACAGATCTATTCTGTTTGATCCTACTATCAAAGATGGTAAAGATCATGTTAATGCAGTCAAGCACCGTGAATGGTTCCGACCATTTGCTTGCTCCATTAAGAAAGAAGCAGTTCATGACTGGTTTGACCTAGCAGGTCGTGATGAGACACCTCACATGATGTATGCAGTCAAGTGTCATGATGGAGTGGAAGAAAAGATTCCTTCTGTTATCCACGTTGATAACACTTGCAGAATCCAAACAGTTACTCCAGAACAGAATGAACACTACTACAATCTCATTGATGCATTCGATAAGATTGCGGGTGTACCTATTCTGTTTAATACTTCTTTTAATCTTGGTGGAGACCCGCTGGTCGAGACAATCGAAGATGCAGTTAACACTTTAAATAATAGTGATATTGAATGGATGTATCTTCCAGAAATTCAGAAGCTTGTTCATGTACCAAACGAATGAAAATATCTTTCGTAAACGGATGTTTTGATGTGCTCCATCCAGGACACATCGAACTTCTAAAGTACGCTAGGTCTTTCGGAGACTATCTCATTGTTGCTATTGATTCCGACAGGAAGGTAGCAGAAATGAAAGGTCCCGAGAGACCTATTTTTTCGCAATCTGATAGACGGTTGATGCTAGATGCCATCAGATATGTTGATGTAGTTCATGTGTTTGATACCAGACAAGAACTAGAGGAGTTGCTGGAATCGATTAAACCTGATACAATGGTGGTCGGTTCTGACTGGAAAGGAAAAGAAGTAGTAGGTTCGCACTATGCAAAATCAGTTCGGTTTTTTGATCGACAAGGAGAATTCTCCACAACCCAAACAATTCAAGGTACTCCTTATCGGTGATACCTGTACCGACAAGTATGTGTATGGTACAGTCACCAGAATCAGTCCTGAAGCACCAGTACCAGTCATGGTATACGATAGGGTAGAGACTGCCAAAGACATGGCTTATAACGTCAGAGAGAACCTGATGTCTTTTGGTAGTGAGGTTTATATGATGACTCATGAGTCTTCTATCACAAAGACTCGTTATGTAGATTCAAAATCTAATCAACAAATTATGAGATTGGATGAAAATGATACTGCAGAAGATTTTGGATGGGAGTTACCAGAAGAACAATTTGATGTCATGGTCATCTCTGACTACAACAAAGGATTCCTTTCCGAAGAAAAGATTCAAGAACTGGTAGACTGGTTTAAGGGTCCTGTCTTTATCGATAGTAAGAAGACTCGATTACCTAAAGAGTGTTATATTAAAGTCAATGATCGAGAAGCACAAAAATTAGAAGGAGACTACCCCAATCTAATTGTAACCCGAGGATCGCAAGGATGTACTTATGATGGTATGTCTTTTCCTGGTATTAATGTACCTGTGTTTGATGTAGCAGGTGCTGGTGATACATTTCTAGCAACATTAGTTCATTTTTATCTGCTTTTAGGAACTATTGATCGTGCTATTCCATATGCAAATAAAGCAGCTGCAATTGCCGTCACACACTTCGGCACCTATGTCCTATCCCAAGATGATGTAAATGAAATACGTTGTTGATATTGATAATACTATTTGTACACCAACTGTAGGTAGAAACTACGAAGAAGCCCAACCTTGGCATAATAGAATTGATAAAATAAATAAGTTGTATGATGAAGGTCATACAATAGTATACTTCACTGCTAGAGGAATGGGTAGGTTTGATGGAGATCCTGATGCAGCTTGGAAAGCATCTCAACTCCTAACAGATCTAACCAGAGAACAATTAAATACTTGGGGATGTAAGTATCATGATTTGATACTAGGAAAACCACACGCTGATTATTTTATTGACGATAAAGGAATTAACTCTAATGACTTCTTTTAAACACGTACCTAAAGGTTGGGGATACGAAAAGTGGATTGTCAATAATGACAAATACTGTGGAAAACTTTTATTCTTTGAACCAGGAAAGAAATGTTCTTGGCACTATCATGAGTTGAAAGAAGAAACATTCTATATCCACTCTGGTAAGATACAATTAGTATATGGATATGAGGATGATTTTACTGATGCAGACACAGTAATATTAAAACCTGGAGACAAATTTGAAGTCCCCAGGTTATTGCGTCATCAGATGTTAGGTTTAGAAGAGACTGAAATGTATGAGTTTTCTACGACACACTTTGACTCTGATTCATATCGAGTAGTGAAAGGTGACTGATGTACGTCTCAATTGAGATGAACTCTTTGTTCTCCCATTTAAAATTAGCAACAGTATTGTATTGATACTTGTCCTTCAAATGTTCGGGGAAGGGGATCTCTTTGATCTCCGCCCCGAATTTTTTTGCGATAATTTCTGCTACCTGTCTGAATGAATAACATCTACCAGATCCAAGATCGTAGATACCAGACTCTTCTCCATTGTTGTCTACAATATCTACAATGTCATCTACCCATATAAAATCTCGGAACATCTTTTCAGATCCCTCAAAAATTTCAATCACACCTTTCTCTACTGCTTGCTCTGCAAACTTGCTTACAGGACTGCGTTGATTACCTTTGTGTTCTTCACCTAGACCATATACATTGAAGAATCTAAATCCTTGAATAAGCTCAAACCTATCAATATTTTCAGACACCCAAAGATCTACAGCAACCTTTGACTTTGCATACAGGTTGAGGGGATCCATACTACCATCATGCTTGTTACCATATACAGAAGCGGATGAAGCATACTTAACTGGGATACCATGCTCGATAGCAATCTCAAATAATCTAATAGAAAACTCTACGTTAAAACAATTAAGTCTTTCTTCGTCAGTGCATGTTGTAGAAGAGATGGCTCCCATGTGAATAATTTCATCAATGTCTTCCCATCCATGGAAGTTCTCAAGCATCGCCCATGCATTATAATCTTCTACACCAATGAATGGTTTATGTTTCTCTGCAAACTTCTTACCAATAAATCCATTGCACCCAGTAATCAGTTTAGGCATAGTATTGTAGACAGGTATAAATAAGTATAACACAGAAGGACTATAGCGACAACCAGATGTCTAATCCCACCTTTGGATATTTAGCGTCTCTTGTAACACCCCTAAAAACGAGAGTCGCATTACACACTGCAGAAGCAGGCAAGGTCGTAGAGGGTAAACTTGTCATTACACATAAAGACCCTTATCCTGTTAGGGTTAGGATCGGTGTATCCACTGGTGGAGTTCTTGACTTCAATCCAGAAAACTACATTCTCTATGATTATGAAATTGGTGAAGGTCAAAGTTACGAAAGTGATACGATCTACTATGGTAACAATCAAACTCTAGTTGTCTGGTCAACATGTGCGAGCACTACATTTGTCTTGCACGGTCAGATTAAAACTGACCCAACCGCTACTGGATTTGTAGCAGCAGCAATGCTGAATCCTACAAAAACAAATACTACAATCTACTCTGTACCAACAGACGAAGAAGCTCTATTGAGTTTGTTTGTTGCTAACCAAAGTTCTAGTAACGCAAGATTTAGAATTGCAGTTGTTGATTCTAGTGTTGCACCTGCGGTTACTTCAGACCAATACATTGAATACAATCAAGATCTACTACCGAGAGTTTCTTATCAAAGAAAAGATATTAAGGTAAGAGGCGATCAAAGTATTGTAGCATACTCCGATAACCCAGATGTTTCCATTTCAGTTTATGCAAAATTTAACTACAGTGTAGTTGATACCGACTTCACAATCGGCGGTCAGTTAACTGTTGGTGGCGCAGCAATTCTGCAAGACACTTTAGAAGTGAGGCAGACAGCAACATTCAAAGAAACTCTGGATGCAGAAAAAGCAGTTACGATTGGCACTGATGCTGTACCAGCCAATCTAACAGTGAAAGGTGATGTTGCTGTTGGATCTGCATCCATAGCACAATCAACAGGAAACATTTCTACCCCAGGTATTTTAACAGCAAACACAATTGCAACCAGTGGTAATATTGTTGCTGGATCTAATAAAGTAGTTCTGGATGGATCTGCAGGGGACCTTACTATGCAAGGACAATTAACTGTAGTAGGAGGATTCGCAGGTGATTTGAATCTTCTAAATAATAAAGTAACGAATCTGGCAGATCCTGCTGCCGCAACGGACGCTGCAAATCGCAAGTACGTTGATAGTAAAGTTGTAGCATTCTCTATCGCACTAGGATAATACGGAGTTTATAAATGGCAAAAAGACAAATTAGAGACTATGTATTCTCCCCAGGAATTGCTGGTGCAGGTACGCTAAAGATTCTTGACAAGGTAGATGTTGATCAAATTTTGATCATCAGTAACGCTAGTAAAAATATTTTCTTATATAATTTTAGTGATCCATCACTACCAATTTCAGTTGATTTTACATCAACAACAGATGGATCAGATCCTGATTTTCCATACAGTAATACATTATCTAATGGTGTAACTACCATTACATTTTTGTATGATACTTCTTCGCATTTTGCATCTGACAACATTCTAATTTTTGTCGAAGCAGAAGAGCAGAGAACTAGACCATACGACTTCGGTACTGATGCTATCGAACGTATGAGGATGGCAACACCTCAATCGATGCTTGACGCTGACTTTGAGTACGGCATCCAACCAACCAAGTGGCAGTCTCTTGACTTGCTACGTGGTTATCCTTCGATCTATGAAGTTCCTGGTTCAGACATCAGTCTTGAAACCGTAACGACTGATGCATCTTTTGGTTCTGGTTCAATTGGTCCTTCTAAAATTACTATTGATACAACTCTAGATCATGGTTTGGTTGTTGGAGATCCCGTCTCTATCAAAGGTCTCGATGATTCTGTTCCAGGTTTTGCTAAAGCAGAAGGTTCGTTTATTATCGACTCTGTTCCATCCGCAACACAGTTTACTTATTATGCCAAAGCAAGAGTAGGTACAACACCTGCTACTGCACTGAAATCTTCATTCACAATTCTGAAGCAAGCTGGTTTCTACACTGGTGCTGCAATCGGTACAAGTCCAACATTTAGTGTAGTAACACAGGGTGCTAGTGGTAACTTTGCAACTAGAGGATCTGCTGCCCAAGGTGCTACTAAACTTGGTGTATCAGCAGCTTCTGTACTACCACCTATTGGTGCTCCTCTTGGCGGCACAGGCATTGCAACAGGCACCCAGGTAACTGCTGTTATTGATACTAATGCAGTATTAAACATTACTGATTCATTCACTGCCCCAGTATCTGAAATTACTTTTAATGATACTGCAAATATTGAGGTTGGTGCTGGTCTAGACAATGGAGCTGGTGAAACAGTTTTTGTTACTAACATTTTAGGTAATGTAGTTACTCTATCTTCTCCATATACTGTAAGCAAGACTGGTAATAGTTTTGTATCTCAACCTATCGCAGCTGGAGGTCTTAACTTTGGTAATGGTAGTGGCGCATCCTTTGACATCACAAGAACAAACGGTGCATACAGCAATGTAATTATAAACCCACAAAATTTTTATAATAGTGTTAACACTGGTGCATACTCGGGTCTAGGATCAGGAGCAACGTTTACCGTAGAAAGACTTGGTGGAGCATCTCCTTCATATCAGAATGTATTCCCCGCTAATGCTGGTAGTGGATATTCTGCTACAGAAACAATCGTCATTCCTGGGTCTTCACTAGGTGGTGCTGATACTACTAACGATCTTACGATTACTATTGCTAGTGTAGATGCTGTTGGTGTTATCACATCTATCAATTTTTCAGGTACTGCATCTAATGCACAATCCCGAGCGGGTATTGATTTTGCTGTAGGAGAAGATCTGGTTGTTTATGGTAATGCACTTGGTGGTACATCACCAACAAATGATCTCAACATCCACATCACTGCTGTTGGTGCTAATGGAGAGATCGATACATTTGATGTTACTGGTACTGCGGTTCCTTCCAGTCAAACATACAACGGTATCGAACAATCTAGCACCACTGCAACTGGTATCAACGCTAATTTTCAAATCGAGAGAGTTGGTGCTGGTCAGAATACTGCACAGGTGGATGAGGTCATCATTGGTGGTACAATCGAAGTTGATGATACATTCAAGATTACTCTTAATGGTACTACAGACTATACATACACAGCACTAGCAGGCGATACCACTACAGCAGTTAGAAATGCATTAATCAGTTTAGTCAATGCTTCTACGGTTGTTTATGCATCTAGTGGATCAACTAGTGGTAGTTTAGATATTACCGCATTGTCTGCAGGAACTTCATTTACACTTTCTGTTCTTACAGAAGATGCTGGTGGCAATCCAGCTGATACACAAACAATGGTTACAAATAATGTAACCCCCAACTTCAGCGCCAGTACCACACCTGCATACAATGTTACTATTGGAAACCCTGGTCAAAATTACGCCAACCTAGAAGAAATCACTATTAATGGTCAGGTTCTTGGTGGAACAACTGGGGTTAACGATCTAACCATTACGGTTCAAACAGTTGATGCACAAGGTGGTATTACTGGCATTACTCTTGCTGGCACACCTTGGGATGGTAACGAAACATATCTAAACTATACCGCCAACCCAACTGCATTTAATGCAACGTTTACACCAAGAATTTCTTCAGGAAGCTATGCTCCAGAAATTACTACTGGTGGTACTGGATATAAAATTGGTTACCAATTCTCAATTTCTGGTGCTTCTCTAGGTGGTTCTCCAACTACGAATGACATGACGATCACCGTCAGTAACGTTGATGTTGCAGGAACTATCACAGAAGTTACGGCATCTGGAGTACCAGTCTCTGGAGATACAATTGCATTCTTCAAGGCAGTATCTTTGAGTGCTCCTACCACAAGTATTGTAGGAAATGGAACAACAGTTACATACTCGGCTATTGCGAAGATTAATGTAGCATTCGCAACTAACCACGGTCTAGTACCTGGCGACACAATTCTGGTATCAATTACGTCAAGTTCATCTGGTCATGATCTAGCATCTGGACCATTCTTTGTGGATGAAGTACCTGGTCTAGACAACTTTACTTACACAGCAAGATCAACTGGTACTGTTACACCTAGTGGTATTTCTGGTTCTGTATATCCAAGAACTGATTCATTCTATACACACAGACCATTTGATGGTGGTGTTCAACTAGGAACTGGATCTCCTGCACACGGCGCACAAGCAGTTCGTCAGTCTAAAAAGTATATCAGATATCAGTCTGGTAAAGGTATCATGTATACCACTGGTGCTTTGTTCGCACCTTCTTACGATTTAAGAAGTGTAGATGCTGACGGCACTTCAATTGGTAGTATCATTACTTGTGTTACTGATGACCTCAACCACGGTCTACAGGTTGGTGCTGAAGTTCAATTGGTAGGATTAACAACAGCAGGATATAATGATCACTACACCGTAGCGTCAGTCATTGATGAAATTACATTTACTGTTCTTGCACAGAATAACCTAGCAGCTACATCAGCATCATTTGGTGATCAACCAGTTGTTGCTCTGTATAGATGGCAGGGTGCTACTGTTCGTGCTGGTGCATTTGATGATCAGAACGGTATCTTCTTCCAGTATGATGGATCTAACCTTGCTGTTGGATTGAGATCTTCTACATTCCAAATTGCTGGTACGGTAGTAGCAACTTCAGACTCTAACGAACTTACTGGAACTAACACCAAGTTTACTGAACAGTTATCTGTTGGTGACAGAATTGTCATTCGTGGTATGTCTCACGTTATCACCAAAATTGATAACAACTCTAGACTGTATATGAACCCAGACTTTAGAGGAGTCTCTAACGCAGTTAACGTTAAGGCAGCACTGACTAAAGAAATTATCATCCCACAAAATCAGTGGAACATTGATAGATGCGATGGAACTGGTAAGTCTGGATTTGACATCCAAATCAACAGGATGCAAATGATTGGATTCCAATACACCTGGTATGGTGCTGGATTCATTGACTGGATGTTCAGAGGTCCATCGGGTAACTTCACATTCTGCCATAGACTGAAGAACAACAACAGAAATAACGAAGCATTCATGCGTTCTGGTAACCTACCTGTTCGCTATGAGGTTATCAACGAAGGTGCTAAAGGTAGACTAGCAAATCAATTGGCTCAAGGAGAACTTGATACGATTGCACTTAAAGATGGATCTTTGTTCCCCAACAATGGAACGCTACTGATCAATAATGAAATTGTAAGATACACTAATAGAACAGTTAATAATCTAACAGGTCTTACTAGATCTGCAAATTACACTAACTTTGCTGCAGGTTCTCAAAGAACATACAAAGCAGGTAGTGCTGCACAACACGCAGAAAACACTGGTGTTATTCTACTATCAAACACAGCAACACCACAGATTAATCACTGGGGTTCTGCATTCCTAACTGATGGTGGATTCGATGAAGATCGTGGATACCTATTCAACTACCAAGAAAAGGAAGTTGAACTTACAACTACCAAGTCTACAATTTTCTTGATCAGACTATCTCCTAGTGTTTCTAATGCTATCACTGGTGACCTAGGTGAGAGAGAACTAATCAACCGAGCACAGCTGCTACTCAAGAACATTGAGATTACTGCACAGGGTGGATCAAGTTCACAAGGTATCATTATTGAGGGTGTTCTCAATCCCAAAAACTACCCAACCGATCCAAACGATGTTACCTGGGCAGGTTTGAATACAGGTGGTTCTGGTGGACAACCATCGTTTGCACAGATTGCATCTGGTGGTGATATTACTTTCATCGGTGGTATCTCTCCAGTTTCAGCATCAAACGCTGGCACACAAAACTACAGTTCCAACTATGTCTTCTTCAATACCTCTGACATCTCTGGTGTACAGATTGGTTTTGAGGTAACTGGTGGTGACTTGAGAGGAGGAACCACTGTTGCTGACATCTTCAGAAGAAATAACAGCACAACCTGGATCAGATTCTCTGACAGAACTAGAGCTGGCACTTCAGGATCTACTACGTATGTGTTTGCACCTCTAACTGGTGCAGCAACTCCTGGAGAGCAGGTCTTTGCATTCACTGCAGCACCTGGTTCCAGAGATAACATCGATCTATCAGAACTGAAGGAACTTACTAACACTCCTATCGGTGGTAGAGGTACATTCCCCAACGGTCCAGACGTACTAGCGATCAACGCTTATCTAACGTCTGGTAGCGCAGTTAATGCTACGATCAACATTCGCTGGTCTGAAGCACAGGCATAAGGAGTAACTAATGGCAGAACCCTCAAGTAGACAAGAACTCAAAGATTATTGTTTGAGGCGTCTCGGTCATCCAGTTCTTGAAATTAACGTAGATGATGATCAACTGGATGACTTGATCGATGATGCTTTTCAATACTATAGAGAGCGTCATTTTGATGGCGTTGAACAAATGTATCTCAAGCATGAGATTACAGCAGAAGATGTAACACGTTTTGATAGTGCTGATGAAACGTCATCAACACCAGCTCCTGATGCATCTACCTGGTTGACTAGAAAGAACTTTATTGAAATTCCAGAACATATAGTTGGCATCTCTAAAGTGATGGGTATTTCATCTAACTTTGCGAGAAACAATCTCTTTGGTATGAATAACCAATACTTCCTGATGGACATCTTTTCGTTCTCATCAGGATTTGCTTTTGGTAATTTTGATATGTCAAATTACTATATGCTCAAGCAATATTTTGAGACACTTGACATGATTGTCCAGACTGGATCATTGGTTCAGTATAGATTTAATCAAAGATCAGACAGGTTGTATCTTGATATTGATAAAGCAAGAATGATTGAAGGTAATTATTTGTTGATTGATTGTCAACGTTATCTTAATCCAGAAACTTTTACTCAAGTATATAACGATAGTTTTGTTAAGCAATATCTAACTGCACTGATCAAGAGACAGTGGGGTCAGAACCTAATCAAGTTCAACAACGTACAGCTGCCTGGTGGTGTATCACTCAATGGTAGACAGTTGTTTGAAGATGCACAAAAAGAAATTGATGCTCTCATGGAGAAGAGTTCTTCTTACTATGAACTTCCCCCAATGGATATGATCGGATGAAAAGTATTTACTTTCCTCAACACGGTGGTGTTAGTACAGAGCAATCACTTATCCAAAGTTTAGTGGATGAGCAGATTAGATTGTTCGGTAGTGATGTCTACTATCTTCCTCGGAAGATGATTAAAGATGTAGCATTGAATGACATTTTGTATTCCGAGTTTAATACTCAATACATGATTGAAATGCTACTGATTAATGTTGAGGGATTTGGATCTCCGTCTGAATTCATTAGTAAGTTTGGTCTACGTATCACCGATGAGATCACGATGGTGGTATCACAGAACAGATGGAGTCAGGTATTCCAAGAGTTTGCTGATGTTACAACTGTAGATGGCAGACCTAATGAGGGAGACCTTATCTATCTACCACTTACTAATGATCTATATGAGATCAAGTTTGTAGAAAGAGAAGCACCGTTCTACCAGCTAGGTAAGAACTATATCTACACGATGACTGCAGAAATCTACGAGCTTGGTAATGATGAGTTCGAGACAGGCATCGAAGAGATTGATGTCATCGAAGAGATCTTTGCTCCTTCAATTACTCTTGCTATGGATACTGATGCAACAACTCATTATTCATTGGGCGAGATTGTAACTGGTGGAACCACAGGAACTACTGCAGAAGTATCGTTCTGGGATAGAGATACTCACGAACTCAAACTTATTAATAGGAATGGTAATTTTACACCAGGAGAATCTATCACTGGTGGTACTAGCGGAACAGTACAGAACAGTGTCACTGTAGATAATCTATCACTAGAAAACGTCCAGTACGCCGACAATAAATACATTGAGACTACAGGTAATGATTTACTTGATTTTACTGAAGTGAATCCATTCGGAGAGTATGGCAACGTTACTGGTGAATTTTGATGTTAGGACCACATTTTTATAACGAAGCGATTAGAAAAACAGTAATCGGTTTCGGTACACTATTCAATAATATTGAAATTAGAAAGAAAGATCCTTCTACTGGGGAAATATTAGAAGCAGAAAAAGTCCCGCTTGCTTATGGACCCAAGCAAAAATTTCTAACACGTATAGAGCAAAATCCAGACGTTACTAATAAAGTAGCAATTACTGTACCTCGTCTGTATTTTGATATGACTAATATTACATACGACACTACTAGAAAAATTGCTCCTACTCAACGTCTCAAGAAGACTATTGATTCTGATGGAGAATCTCTTTCTGTACAATATGTACCAGTGCCTTATAACATAGAGTTTGAGCTAGGTATCATTGCCAAGTCTCAAGATGATGGTCTGCAAATTCTTGAACAGATATTACCATACTTCCAACCTAACTTCAATATTACATTGAATATGATCCCTGAAATGGGAGAAAAGAAAGACGTTGCTATCAACTTAAATGGTATCAACTATGAAGATGAATGGGATGGTGATTTTTTAGATAGAAGAAGTATTGTATGGACTCTTAACTTTACTGCCAGATCTTATATCTACGGTCCATTCACCAAAGCAGGTGTTATCAAGAAAGCAATTGTATACGAATCAATTGGAGACAAGAACGATTCGCCAGACAACAGAAATACAAAACTTTCATACACACCTAAAGCATTGGAAGATAAAAATGCTGATGGTGTAATCAATGCTGCTGACGATGCACTTGTTATCAGTACAGATGACTTCGGATTTAATGAGGGAATTGAATTGCTATGAAAGAATTTGAAAAGAACATGGAAGATATCTTTGATATCGAAGTCGAAAAAGAAGATAATGCAATTGAACAATCACAACCATCCAAGCCTGTTCCCAAGAAACAAGAGCAGGATCACCAGGATAAAGATTATGATTATACCAGAGCACAACTATACAACCTCATAGACAAGGGTCAGGAGGCGTTCAACGGGGCGTTAGAGGTCGCACAGGAGTCAGGGCACCCAAGAGCGTATGAAGTCGCTGTGAACGCCATGAAGCAGGTAGCAGACACCACAGATAAACTTCTGGATCTACAGAAGAAGATGAAGGATCTCGATGCTCCTACAAAAAACTCTGTGAATACAAAGACCACAAACAACTTATTTGTTGGTAGCACAGCAGATCTGCAAAAGATGCTGAAGCAAATAAATAAACAAGAAGAGTCGGATTCATAAATATGAAGTCCTTTAAACAACTACGTATTGACATCACCGAAGCAGCAGAAAAACGTTACTGCCCTGGATGTGAAAAGTGGGAGACTAGAGCAGTCTGTCGATTCGGAGTTGAATACTGGGATAAGTACGCCGTCAAAAACTTTGAAGAATCAGTGCTCGAAGGAGCAGCCTGGACCAAAAAGTCAGGAAAGAAAAAGTCAGGAGGACTCAATGAAAAAGGACGAAAGTCTTATGAAAAGGAAAATCCAGGATCAGACCTTAAGGCACCAAGCAAAAAGGTTGGAAATCCCCGTAGGAAATCCTTCTGCGCTCGAATGAAAGGCATGAGAAAGAGGCAGAAAAAATCTAATAACACAGGTGATGATCGCCTATCAAAATCATTACGTGCTTGGAATTGCTGACATACTTGTTAAATGTATGTTAAAATAAAGGAATATCAATTACTAGAACTATAATTATACTATGAGTTTTGAGAATATCATGCGGCTTAACGAGACTGATGTACACCGTTTAATCAAAGCATGTCAGGTCTATCAGGACAAGACAGGTTCTGAATACATGTGGGATGAATACCACGAGTTGATTGAAAAACTCAAAACATATCAAGAACAATATTCTGTATCAAAATGAAATCTTTAATCACGTTTCTGGTTGTGTTATTTTTTGCTGCTCCAGTGTGGGCAGTAGATGTAGCAATGGGTGCTAATGGCAACCTAGCATTTTCACCGAATGAGATCACAATCTCTGCTGGTGACACCGTTCACTTTATCAATGAATCACTACCTCCCCACAATATTATTGTTGAGGCACGTCCTGATCTCTCTAGAGAAGCATTGCTGTTTGCTCCTGGAGAATCACAAGACGTTGTATTTGCTGACGCAGGAGACTATAACTTCTTCTGCGGTCCTCACCAGGGCGCAGGTATGACTGGCGTAGTTCATGTGGAATAAGGATTACATAACCAAAGAACAAGCACAGGAGATGATTGACGATGCAATACGAAAGCATAATCGTAACGCTGGAATTATTAGTATGTGTGTTGGCTGGATTGTTCTCGCACTTTTTGCTGAAGGTTTACTTCGACTTGTCGGAGTGATCCCTCCACTATTACCTTGGTTAAAGATAACACTATGATGAGCGGATTATTTGTATTTGCATTTATCACACTAATGGTGATTGCCATGGAGATAACATGGTCGGTGAAAAATAAAGGAACTTTTAAATGACTCTAGCACATGTCCTACTTTACGGATCACTACCCTTTATATGTGCCACCGCATATTTCGGGTACAGAAAAGGTGAAAATAACTATTATGAAACTGACGCCTACGGAGGAAATGGAACAGCGCATTAAGATGAGGTATGCGTTTGCCATGTCATCATTCGGTAGAATGTTTCGACCAGATCATATTACAATGGAGATGAGATCTATATGTATGTCATGGTCTCAAGACATAGATACTATTACACCCTCTCGATCTGACTTGTACGAAGTTGATCGATACTTCCTGGAGTTATGGAAAAAACGATATGAATCTGAACCTGAATCTAATTGAAAAGTTAAGACATGAGATCTATATGTTGAAACTCGAAAATAAGCAGCTTAAGTTAAGTCTCGAAGAAGTAAATAGTAATTGGGTACATCCCAAATCTTGCCTTCACAATGAAGACCCATGGAAAAAGTTTCTAACGTAAGAGTCACAGGTTTTTTTATATTCAGTTTTGTAGCACTGTTTGTAGTATGGGGGTTGGGTAATGCTTATCCTTATTAGATATACGATGGAACATCAGTGGAGTTTAGGTCTCCTATCAATGATCTTAATAGTAGTTCCTATTATAGGAATGGATCTCGTTCATAAATATGGGTGGGAACATTGGGAACCATTCGCGAGGAATCATAAATGAATCCAGTAATTTTAATCGGTTGTTTTACACCACTGGTTATTATTTTTTTAGTAATGAAACTCGCCGTATGGGTATCTGCAGTTAATACAGAAAGCTCTTATGTCGGAAAAGAACCTCTACGAAAACGAGGACCCTTCGTGGCAGATGCATATGCAGACGTTGATGAAGAGGAAGAGGAATATGGAGATCGCACAGATTATCGATGAAGCGATTAATGAATACTATTCGCTTCAAGGTAAGCCTGTTCCAAATTGGAGGTATATAAAAGATGTTGATTGGTGGATTGAATATTTAAAAGATTTAGGAATTGACCCTAGAAACCCATGAAATTTGAATTAGATATGGATGACTATACGATCATCCTTAATGCATTACACTACTACAAGAAAGTTGAGAAGCGAGGAAACTTCAAGCAGTATAATGATGAGCGTGTCAATAAGTTAAGAGATAAAATGTCTTATCAATTAATTCCTAGCGCAGAAAGTTGGAAATGAATTTATTATTACGTCCTTTAGATAATCCAGATGATCCTGTGTGGTCAGTAATTATTATGGTAATCCTTGCTGTGGTTGGTGCGGTTTATACCATCATATACATACTAGGAATAGATGAGAGGGAATCCCATGGGAGCATTGACACCACCAAGCAGGAAGAGTTGCTACAACTTCCGAGTGACGGAGATCAACCGTGTCCTTGATGGTGATACTATTGATGTTACTATCGACCTCGGGTTTGATTTATACAAGAAAGAAAGAGTTAGAGTTGCTGGAGTTGATACGCCAGAGAAGAGAACGAGAAATCTAGAGGAGAAAGCTCTTGGAATCGACGCAACCAACTGGCTCAAAGAAAAACTCGAAGGCACGTTGGCTGGTGATGATGAGTTGTCTGTTAGGACTGAACTTGTTGGTGGCACTGGCAAATATGGGCGTCTTCTGGGTTGGTTATACATCGGGGATGACACAGTGTCACTCAACGAACAAATGATCACAGAAGGTTATGCTCACGCATACGATGGTGGCACCAAGGATATGAATTTAGAAGCACTACGAGAGATAAGGAGAAAACATGGAACCCTCATCTAAAGAAAATGAATGGTATTGTACCATGACATTAGGAATCGATGAAGTCCGATGTCTGTATGATCACTATGATTATTCAATTAAGATGTGGCCAGGTTCCCCTGCACGTCCTGCTGAAGAACAAGTTCTTCTGGATATAATGAAGAAGAGAATGTTTGCTATGATGGCAGAATACAATTTTACGGAAATGTAGACAATACACAAATTGTTAGTATTCTTTACACGATTTTTACCTACATAGTCCTATAATACTTTGTAGCGTAGTGTAACACAATGCTCGGACTCTATGTATTAATCACTTGTTTTATTCTACTTGTAGCATATGCAGGTATGGAAGAAACGGTGCGTCTATTCGCGTACATTGATCTAGTAATTAGATATCAATGGGTTAAATTTAGAATGTTTATGATGAGGCGTAAATTAGAACAACAACTCATAAAGGATCTACCTGATTACAATAAACTCATAAAGGAATTAAAAGATGACCAACGATAAGGAACTGTCGGATCTCAAAATTGAGAGAAAAGAATGTCCTAAATGTGGTGCTGCTTGGATTAACGGCAAACATGTGTTTAGAGGTACTGCTGCCTCTTACGACAAGAGTGAACTAGACCTAGCTGGTTTGGTTTGCAATAAACTAGGTGACGAAACATGCATCAATCCTAGGAAAGGACAAGATGGTGGAACTACCTGGGAATATAGGTCTGGATACATTGATGGTGTGTACTCCGCAAAGAAAAAATCAATGGAAGAAATGCGTGATCAATTTGGAGATCTCTAAATACTAGTGGTGAACTAGTTTTCTTATGGCAACCGATCAGATTTATCTTGGTAATCCGCTTCTAAAAAAAGCAAATGTCAAGCAAGACTTTACCAAAGAACAAATTGCAGAGTATGTAAAGTGTGCTCAAGATCCAATATACTTTACAAAAAACTATGTAAAAATTGTTTCTCTTGATGAAGGTCTGGTGCCATTTAAGATGTGGGACTTCCAAGAGGAGTTAATTAAAAAATTTCATAGAAGTAGATTCAACATTGCGAAGCTACCTCGTCAGACTGGAAAGTCTACGACGGTGGTTTCGTATTTGTTGCATTATGCGTTGTTCAACGATAGCGTAAACATTGGTATCCTTGCTAACAAAGCAAGTACGGCAAGAGATCTACTTGGTAGATTACAAACAGCATATGAGAATCTACCGAAGTGGATTCAACAGGGTGTGGTATCATGGAACAAAGGTTCTATGGAGTTGGAGAATGGCAGTAAGATATTGGCAGCTTCTACATCTGCAAGTGCTGTCCGAGGTATGTCGTTTAACATCATCTTCCTCGATGAGTTTGCGTTCGTACCAAACCATATTGCAGAGTCGTTCTTTGCCTCTGTTTATCCTACTATTACTTCTGGTAAGTCAACGAAAGTAATTATCATCTCTACCCCACAGGGTATGAACCACTTCTATAAGTTGTGGACTGATGCACAGAATGATAGGAATGGATATACCTGGCATGAGGTACACTGGTCGCAGGTGCCTGGACGTGATGAGAACTGGAAAGCAGAAACAATTAAGAACACGTCCGAGAGACAGTTCACACAGGAGTTTGAGTGTGAATTTCTTGGATCTGTTGACACACTAATCTCTGCTGCTAAACTGCGAGCACTGACTTTTATTGATCCCATCTCTACAAACAAGGGACTTGACATCTATGAAAAACCAACAACCAACGGGGAATATATTATTACGGTGGATGTTTCTCGCGGTATTGGGGGAGATTACTCTGCTTTCATTGTTTACGATATTACTACAGTTCCATATAGGATAGTAGCAAAGTATAGGAACAATGAAATCAAACCGATGTTGTTTCCCAATGTCATTAATGATGTTGCCAGAGGATATAATAATGCATGGGTTATGTGTGAAGTAAACGACGTAGGGGACTCTGTGGCGTCGATTCTAAATTATGACCTTGAGTATCCTAATGTGCTTATGTGTGCCATGAGAGGGCGAGCAGGGCAGATTGTAGGGCATGGATTTTCTGGATCTAAAACACAGCTTGGTGTCAAGATGAGTGTTACCGTGAAGAAGGTTGGTTGTGCTAACCTCAAACAAATTATTGAAGATGACAAACTTATCTTTAATGACTACGAAATTATATCAGAACTTACCACGTTCATTCAGAAGAAGCAATCCTTTGAAGCTGATGAAGGATTCCATGATGACTTGGTAATGTGTATGGTAATCTTTGCTTGGTTAGTCCAACAAGATTACTTCAAAGAACTTACTGATAACGATGTTCGTAAACGTATCTACGATGAACAAAAGAATCAGATCGAACAAGACATGGCACCATTCGGATTTATTACCACAGGTCTAGAAGGTGATGAAGGATTTGTAGAAGATGGATCTCATTGGGAGTATGGTGATACACAGGAAGATGTATCATACATGTGGAGTATCTAATGAACGTAGAAGATATGTTCGATCTAGGTACTGTTCTTTTCCAACAAAGAAAGTGTAGAGCTTGTGGAAAAACTAAAGATTTAACTACAGATTTCTATAGGTCTAGACCAGACAGGACATCTTTGTCTGCGTGGTCCTATGAATGTAAGGACTGTACCAAACAAAGAGTAACGAATAAAAGAAGAAAATATAAGGAAGATATCTATCCAGACTGGTAAAGGGTTCGTGCATTGTTTCCCCACTTGAACTTTCCAAAAATCTAAATACCTATAGATCAAATTTGGTTACTCAAGGAGAAAATACATGGCAAGTCAAGTCTCGCCTGGAATTAGATTAAGAGAGCGTGACCTATCTAATGCTGTTGTCGTAGGTGCATCGGAGATTACCGCTGCTCACGCATCAACTTTCCGTAAAGGTCCGATCGGAAAGGTAGTGAATATTTCATCACAGAAAGAATTAATTTCAGTTTTCGGTGCTCCCACCGACGCAAACGCCGAGGACTTTTTCGTAGCATCGGAATTCCTAGGATACGGCGGTCGCCTAGCAGTCGTTCGTGCTGCTACTGGCGTAAATAGTGCATCCGTAGCTGGCGGCACAGTTGTAGTCAAGAATGACGATGACTGGGCAGCAGGTAATGGTGCAGGCAACATGCTAGTTGCAAGAACACCTGGTACATATGGCAACGCACTTAAAATTGTTACTGTTGACCGTGGTGCTGACCAGCTGGCAACATTGACCGCAGCACCTGCAGGACTCGCTGTTGGTGATACAGTCACGTTCACTGGTGGTAAGAAAGCAGTCGTATACGGATGGGATGCTGGAACACTTACTGCTTCACTAATTCTGGATGATCCTAACACCAGACTAACAACTGCTGATAGCATCGACACACCTGATACTGGTGTTGTTTCAGGTCTTACTGCAGTCACCGCTGGTGGTACTCTTTATGAGACCGCATCTGCTGTTGCAACATCTGGTGGATCTGGTACTGGACTTACCCTAGACCTCACAGTTTCTGCAGGTCTTCCTCTAACACTAAATGGTGGTGCTGGTGGTTCTTCCTACGTTACAGCAACTGCTCAAGCAACCACAACTAATGGTACTGGTAGTGGACTCACTGTTGATATCACAGCTGCTGGCGGTTCTATCGTTTCTCTCGCAATCAATGCCCCAGGTAGTGGTTATGCAGTAGGAGACACGATCACCGTTGCTGGTGGTGGTAACGACGGTGGCGGTTCTATCGCTACTGTACGTGGTGGCGTTACTAGCGTTGCCGTAGCAGCAGGTGGATCTGGATACGTTAGTGGCGATACAATCACAATTGCTGGCGGTGGCGCAGACGCAACCGTCGATATTGCATCCGTAACTGATACTGCAATCACAATCACTACAGTCAAAGATTGGTACACCAACACTCTAATCCCTGGCACAAGTCTAACACTTGGTGCTATCGGTCCTCGTCCTGGTACTTCCCAGTTCGCTGCTGACAGAGGTGTTTCTTTTGACGAAATGCACTTCGCAGTTATTGATGCTGATGGATCAATTTCTGGCGCAGCAAATACTGTACTAGAAAGAGTTCTGTTTGTTTCCAAACTGTCTGACGGTAGAAACACTGAAGGCGCTGCTAACTTCTACAGAGATGTAATCGAACAGCAATCAAGCTTCTTCTTTAACGGCACAGTAATTCCTGCTGGAACACAACCTGCATCTGCTGGTGGTGGTACTTCACTAGATCAACCTTCTGCATCTTCTGCTGGCAAGTTGCTCCTAGTTGGCGCAAAAGCATGGACCCTAACTGGTGGTGCTGACGACTACGTATACACCCCTGCTGAAATTGAAGCAGCATTTGATGAGTTCTCTGATACAGAACTAGTTCCTAACCTGAACTTTGTTCTAATGGGTGGTTCGCTCGCTACCGAAACTGACACCAAAGCAAAAGCAAATAAGGTTATCAGTATCGCAGCAGCAAGAAAGGATTGCATCGCATTCGTTTCTCCACACAAAGGCAACCAAGTTGGAACTGCTGGCGCACTAACTGCGATCCAGCAAAGAGAGAACACTCTCAACTTCTTTAACGGCATGACTTCTACGTCATACGCTGTATTTGATAGCGGTTACAAGTATTTCTACGACCGCTTCAATGACAAGTATCGCTACATTCCTTGCAATGGCGATATCGCTGGTCTGTGTGTTGCTACTAGTAGCCTCCTCGATGACTGGTATTCCCCTGCTGGTGTCAACAGAGGTTCCCTCCGTAACGCTATCAAACTAGCATACAATCCAAGCAAGGCAGACAGAGACGAACTTTATCAGTCCAGAGTCAACCCTGTTGTTGTATTCCCTGGTAGTGGCGTCACTCTGTTTGGCGACAAGACTGCACTTGCATCACCTTCTTCCTTCGATCGTATTAACGTTCGTCGCCTCTTCCTCAATGTTGAGAAGAGAATTGGAGATCTTGCCAAGACAGTTCTATTTGAGCAAAACGATGCGACAACCCGTTCTTCATTCCTAGCAGCTGCAAGCAGCTACATGTCCGAAGTTCAGGCACGTCGTGGCGTAACTGATTTCCTCGTGGTATGTGATGAGTCCAATAACACCCCTGACGTAATTGATCGTAACGAGTTTGTTGCAGAACTATTCCTGAAACCAACTCGCTCTATTAACTACATCACAGTTACATTCACAGCAACGAAGACTGGCGTCTCGTTCTCTGAAGTAGTCGGTTCCTGATCAAATATCCATAGAGGCAAAAACAATGGCTGGTATTAATTCTTTTATTTCAAAAATTGGTGAAGGCGTCAAGCCTAATATGTTTATGGTGAAGATTCCTTTCCCAGGTGGACAGGAAGATGCAGATGTAAATCTACTCTGCAAATCCACAGCACTCCCAGCATCTAACCTGGGAGTGATTGAGGTTCCTTTCAGAGGAAGAACAGTTAAGATCGTTGGTGATCGTACATTCGACACCTGGTCTGCAACCTTCTTCAATGATAAGGAAATGAAGATCCGTGGTAAGTTTGAGACTTGGTTGGCTTCGATGAACGCTCACGAAGCTAACAATGCACCTCTCTTCACACCTAGTGAAGCAGATCCTGGTTACATGAAGAAGATGATTGTCCAACAATTGAGAAAGGACAGCAACCCAACCAATGACGATGGTACTGGCGCAACAATTCTTCGCCAGTATGACCTCCACTATGCATTCCCAACTAGCATCTCCCAGATCGATCTTGCTTATGACAGCAACGATCAGATTGAAGAGTTCACAGTTGAGTTCCAGTATTCTTACTGGACAGCAACGTCTGGAGAGAAAGCGTTCAGTTCAGATGTAAAGGGATGATTTTCTGACCTGATAAATAGTATTATCAGGTAATCAGATCGATTAATTATGAGTCAACTATTTGGTTTTTTAATCAAAGACGGCGGGGGGAATAAGGGACAATCCCCTGTTCCCCCTAATAGTGATGACAGCGTAGCCACCGTAGCAGGTGGTTATTTTGGTACATATGTAGATGTTGAAGGCGTCTCCAAGAATGAGTATGAACTACTCAAGCGATATAGAGACATGTCGCTACACCCAGAGGTAGACACCGCAATCGATGAAATTGTAAACGAGTTTGTTGTCAGTGATGCTGACGATGCACCCGTTGAAATTGAATTGTCAAATTTAGGTATGGGTGCAGGGGTCAAGAAGAAGATCCGTGATGAGTTCGATCACATCTTAAAGATGCTGAATTTTGACAAGAACGCTCACCAGATTATTCGGAATTGGTATGTGGATGGTAGGGTATATTACCACAAGGTCATTGATCTTGAAAACCCAAAGCAAGGAATTTTAGAACTACGAAACATTGATGCAGTCAAGATTCGTAAAGTTCGTCAAAAGATTGTTAATCCAGAAGTAGCAGCAAATCCTCAAGCAGTCAAAGGTACTGCACTTGCATATGACTGGGGTGATTATGTAGAGTATTACATTTATCAACCAAAGGGTTTCTCTGGTTCGATGACGATGCCACACAATAGTGCATCAGATTTCTCAACCAATAATGGAATCAAGATTGCTTCAGACTCTATCGCCACAGTAAACTCTGGCGTTATGGATCTTAACAAGAAGTACAGTCTGTCCTTCTTGCATAAAGCAATCAAGTCTCTCAATCAACTCCGCATGATTGAAGATAGTCTAGTTATTTACAGACTATCAAGAGCACCAGAACGTAGAATCTTTTATATTGACGTTGGTAATCTCCCCAAAGTTAAAGCGGAGCAGTACCTACGTGATGTCATGGCACGTTATCGTAACAAGCTTGTATACGATGCTAGCACTGGCGAGATTCGTGACGACAAAAAGCATATGAGTATGCTTGAGGATTTCTGGTTGCCCCGTCGTGAAGGCGGTCGTGGTACAGAAATCACAACTCTACCTGGTGGTCAGAACCTAGGCGAGCTTAAGGACGTTGAGTATTTTAGAAAGAAACTATACAACTCTCTGAATCTCCCACCCTCTCGTCTCACTGACGACAACAAAGCATTCAACCTTGGTAAGTCTACAGAGATCCTACGCGATGAACTGAAATTTAGTAAGTTCATTGGTCGTCTCCGTAAACGTTTCTCTCGTTTGTTCCATGACATTCTTAAGACTCAACTGATTCTCAAGGGCGTTATCGCTCCTGAAGATTGGGAGGACATGGAAGAGCATATTCAATATGACTTCCTGTTTGACAATCACTTCAATGAGTTGAAGAAACAGGAGATGATGATGCAACGCATCACTCTCGTTACACAAATGGATCCTTTCGTTGGTAAGTATTTCTCCACAGAATACATC